CGCCAGGATGTTGGTCACGGCGCGGCCTCAGGCCTGGATCTGCGCAGCCAGCCGGAACAGGTCGTCGATCTGCGCCGCCGACAGCCCGAGTGCCGCGCCGAGCGTCTCGACGTGCGGGTTCGCGCGCTGCCACATGTTGGCCTCGGCGAACCAGATCGCGACCTCGCCGCCCTCCTCCTCCACGAGCACCTTCACCTGATCGAGGTAGCCGGCGCGGTGGAGTGCGATCTTGGCCTGAGCGCGGGTCACGTCGACGACCGGTGCGGGGCCGGCCTCGGGCTCCGGCGGCGGAATCAGCTTGCCCTTGTCATCGAGGACGTAGCCGACCTCGGCGCCGCCCTTCGGCACGAGCGTCGCCCGGAACTCGGGGGTGTAGAGGGCCTCGGGCGCGACACCGGACGGCATCTCGACGACCTCGACGGCGGTGCCGTCCTGGATGCGCAGCATGGCAGACATCGGCGGCTTCCCCTCAGTACTCGATGATGATGAGGCCGTCGGCGCCAGGGCCGCCGTTGCTGGCATTGCCCGCCCCGCCGCCGCCGCCGGCCCCGCCGCCGCCCGGATAGGCGCCGTTCGATCCGTTGGTGCCGGTGTTCGGGCCGACCTGGGAGCCCCCGAACGCGGGGGCGCCGACGCCGGAGAGGGCAGACCCGCCTGCCGCAATGAAGCCCGTGCCGCCCGCGTTGCCGGGCCGGCTCAGGACGTTGCCGCCGGAAGCCTGCGACCCACCTGCGCCGCTCGGCGTCGCGATGCCGTTCGCGGCGTACTTGCCGCCCTGGCCGCCGGGAGCCGAGACGAGGCCGCCCCAGGACGACGTGCCGCCCGCGTTGCCGTCGCCCGACGTTCCGGTGCCTGCGGCCCCGACCGTATAGGCGACCGTGCTGCCAGGCGTGCACGGCACGTTGATCGCCTCGGCATAGGCGCCGGAGCCTCCACCGGAGCCACCATTACCGGCACCGAGCGCAGCGCCGCCACCGGCCCCGCCGGCGGCCCAGACCCGGATGCGCTTGATGGCCGTGACGCCGGCCGGGACGGTCCACGTGCCAGCACCGGGCATCGTGAAGCTCGCCGTGCTCGACGCCGGCTGATTCGAGGTCAAGACACCGGCGAGCTGGAGGTTGGAACCGTCGTCGAGGAACAGCACGACCTGGCCCGCGATCCAGTCGCCCGCTCGGATCGGCGTGCCATCGGCGCGGACCACGGGGCGCAGACCTCGATTGTCGAGGTTGCCGGCGGTGCCTCCTCCGACCGCCGTCGCCGCCATCTTGATGCTGTAGGCGTAACCCGCGACGTAGCCCGCGATGTCGGGGGTGACGTTGGCCGTGAAGGCGCTGGCGTTGCCCTGGGCTTCGCCGTAGTGCCAGAGGGCGAGTGCGGGAGGGAGAGGAGCCGACTCCGCGATCTTGGCGGAGAGCGCCGCGTTGAAGTTCGCCAGCAGCCCAGCCTGATCGCCATTGTCGAGCGCATCGTAGTTCCGGCTCGCAATGAACGCCGCGACCATCGCGGCGACCGAGGTCGACTGTCGCCACGCGGTGTTGCACTGCGCGGAACTCGCCACCCCGCCGGCGAAACCGCTCAACCGCGCACCGAGCGCTGCCCACCCGGCTGCGGTCAGCACGTTGGCGCCCGGACCCGTGCCGAAGGGCACGAACTCGTTCGTTCCAGCCATGGTCGCTCTCAGGGGTTGGAGGGCGCGAACCCGCGCGAAAGGTCAGGCCTCGAGGAGGCGTTCGGGCTCGACGCCCCAGGCTCCGGCGTCGAAGCCGGAGACGAACTCGTTCTGAACGTCGAAGCCGAAGAGCGCCGCACCGTCGACGCTCGTCACGGCGTAGGTCGTCATCACGCCGGCCGGCTTGATCGGGATCGCATCCTGCGCCAGCAGCCCGAGCTCCAGGGGCCCTGGGATGCGGCCCGAGACGCCGATCGTCATGGAGACGTCGACGCGCTCGGTCGTCGCCTTGGCCGCCGCGGGATCGAACCAGTAGGCCTGATCGAACCCCTTTCCCTCTTCGTCGAAGGCGAACAGGATCTGCGGGTAGGGAACCTGCGCATTGTCCTGCACGAACACGTGCGTGGCCGGATCGATGAAGAAGACGTCGAAGGCGGCCTGCGCGCCCGGCACGGTGCCGTCCCACCGCTTGGCGAGGATGTTGGCCCGCAGCAGTCTCCGGTAGGTTTCGTCGTCGAGTGAGTAGACCCCGAACGAGCCGGAAAAAGGCCCTTTCCAGACGCCCCTGTCGAAGCCCAGGCGGTCATCGTCGAACGAGAACCAGGGCTGCGGAATCGGAAGTCGGACGGTGCGCGCCCGACCGACCCACAGTCCCACGACATCGAGTTGGGCGCCGATGGCCGTATCGAGATCGAAGACCGCGGGCAGGCCCGCGATGACCGCGCCGGCCGTGACGATCGGCTCCAAGGAGCCCGAAACCGTCGCGACGTAGCGCGGGTTCTCGACCTGCCAGGGCGTGATCCGACCGAGGTAGAGCGTGAGGGGCTTGGCCATCACACGACCGTCGTGATGTTCACGTCGCTCGGGTCACAGACCAGGGCCTCGTTGAACGCCGCAGCGATGTCTCCATAGGCATCGCTTGTGAGGTCGGCCCGCTTGGCGACGAGCCCGACGATCTCGAAGGTCGCGGCACGCGGGTCGTCCAGAAGGTTCGCCGCGGGATAGGCGCTGCTGAGCTGCTGATTGGCGCCGATATCGATGCCGTTCGTGTAGGCGGCGAGTGCCTGCTGGATCGCCGCGGCGACGTCGAGCGTGTAGCCCGCCTTCGGACGAAGCGTGACGTACCAGGCGATGGTGCGGCGTGCCGGGCGGAAGAACCGGATCGGATGCGGGATGCCGGCGCGATCGGTGAGAACCTGAAGTTGATCGCCGTAGGTGCCGACGCCGGGGCTCTTCTTGCCGGCGATGACGCTGGCGATGGTGGCGACATCGCCGCCCTCGACCACGGCCGTGAGGGTGTGACCCGGCGCGCCCGTGAAGCCGTCCGGGAGGTTCGTGTCGTTCTCGTAGGCCTTGACCCGCGTCACGCCCGTCACGGCGAACAATGCGCCGACCAGGGCCTCCAGGATGGTCTGCGCCGGGAGGGCCGTCGAAAGCGCCTGCCGCTGGCGCAACTGCCGATCGGTCTCGATGGGCAGGCCGACGGCCGCGGCGATGGGGTTTCCGACGGACTGCCAGCCGAGCGTCGGCGTGGCGATGGTGTCGATGGCGCCGCTCGGAGCCGCCACCGCGCCGAGGGTCTGACAGGTTGCGGTCACGGTGATCTGGCCGGCCGGCGGAATGATCACGCTGTCCGGCAGCGACCACAGGTTTCCGCTCTGATCACGTGCCGCCCCCGAGACGATCTCGGCACCGACCTGACCGACGATGAGCACGTCGGCGGTCGAGTAGGTCGCCGACTTCCTGCGGATCCCGTTGATCTTCACGACCGACGACAAGCCGGCGCCCTGAGCCGTGGCAGGCGAGAACGCGTTGTAGACCGCGACGGCCTCGCCGTTCGCATCATGCAGGGCGTTGGCGAGAAGCGCCATGAACTGCCCGTCCTGGCAGTCGGCTCCGAGATAGACATCCTGCCCGTAGATCGAGCGGTAGAGCCCCTGGAAGTAGCCGAGGCAGGCCGCGTAGTCGGGCCGCACGATGCCCGCTGCGGTGATCTGACAGACCGGCGTCGAGCCCATGTCAGCGACCGTCCTGCACGAAGGTGTCGACCGCGGCCGTCGTCGTCGGGCGGCCCTGGGCATTGCGGCTGAAGGCGGTGTCGATGGTGGCTGCGATGGCGAAGCCACGCGTGTCGCGGTTCAGCACGCTGTTGTAGGCCGTGATCGCGACGACCCCTGGCGAGCCGAGGATGCGCGAGCGGTAGACTGGATCGCGGGTCGCCTCGGTCCGCTTGCCGAGCACGCGGGTCTCGACTTCCGTTCCTTCGGCCAGATCCAGGAACCACTGTCCCTGCCAGAGCTGAAGCCGGCTCTCGACGACCTGGGCCACCGCGTCAGGCGTGTCATGGTGGAAGGCGGCCTGATCGCCCCCGAACACCATATCGCCGTCCGCATCCACGCGACGGACCCGCATCAGCGGCCCCACGCCGCCAGCGCGTACCGGGCCTGAACGAGGCCGTCCGCCGGGCTCTGCGACCCGGTCACCGCGAGCAGTGTCGCGAGGCCGAGCCAGAAGCCGATGAAGCCGCCGAGCATCCCGGTGAAGGGGCCTCCGCCGTTGCTGAAGGTGCTCGGCGCGCCGAAGCTCTTGGCCGAGGTGACCGCATCCTTGAAGTGCGTCTTGCCCGTCACCTCCAGGCCCTTCGTCGCATCGATCGACATGGCCATGGCGGTCTTCAGCGCGATGCCGGACTGCGGGTTGACGGCGATGGTGTGCTTGCCCCCGTCGGCCGCCATCGATGGCCCGTTCTTGGGGTGCAGGTCGAACATGTGCTTGCCGTCGTCGGAGCGCATCTGCGTCGAGGTGGTCGACACGTTCTCGAGCTTGCGCGGCGTCGAGCGGATGCCTGGGATGTAGATTGCGTCCGAGAGCGAGTGCATGCGGGCGTCGACTTGGCTCTGGATGCCGCCCTGCTGGTGCCAGGCATCGAGCGAGCGGCCGCAGAACAGGGCGATGCCCTCGTCCCCCTCCTTATGGGGATGCGTGACCGTCACGCCGCCGCCGCCCATGTGGTGGATCGGGCAGTCCGAGAGGACGGGAAGCTGCGTGAGCTCGCGCGTCCCGTCCGGCTTCAGCTTCGTCGCCTTCACGGAGGGTTGGAGGCTGATGGTGTGCCCGTCCTTCGAGTCGGCGGCGACCTTCACCGGCATGGCGACCCAGATGCCGGCCTTCACGGCATCCGTGATCGTGGCCAGCATCTCGTCGAAGTCGTCGTAGCGAGTGCGCAGGTCCATCAGGTCTGCTCCTCGGTGATGCCGCGGGCGTAGAGACTCGGCGACGCGCCGCCGTCGGCCTTGACGCACACGATCTCGGTGTACCAGTTGGGGCCGCGGGTATCGCCGTTGTGCTCGACGAGCAGCGCCTTGTAGATACC